TTTCTCGAGCCAATCGTAAATCGTACGCCACGAAGGTTTTCCTTCCTCACGACAAATAGCACGTAGAGGCGTTCCTTCGCTCATGCGAAATAGTATTTCGTCCATCATTTCTTTATTATATTTGGTAGGTCTACCAGTAGGTAAGAAGTCCTTCGGATCTTTCTTAGTAGTCATTAACAACACTCCACGCATATGTTCGTTTGCAACTCACACATATGTAAATTGACATAGCTATCGTTAGCAATCATGGATGTATCCATAGAGGATTGTGATAAGGATAATAGCTTACTGTGCAACTTAGACATATTTTCAGTCCTTGAGTTATGTTCCTTAGGAATGTAAGCACACTTGAGGCTTATGTCAATGTATTTGTTACTACTTTGGGAGGTTTAGTATAGTGATTGTATCTATGTCGGAGAATTTTATGAGGGTGACTTTGTCTTGTCTGTTAGGTCTTGTATAAACTTCATATAAGCCTTTGCCAGTTTTGTTTCCTTTGCGGCGGATTTTTTCCGCGGTCCAGCGTAGTAATTCGGCGCGATTGATGATGGTCCAAGCGTTTTCTCGTTCAAAAACAATGTAGTCAGCCTTTCCTTTGATCCAACCAGGATTGCCTCTGACATTGGTTCCTTCGATCCAGGTAATCTCGTCACTCAGTGACTCGTCATTACGATTAGCCTTCTTCAATGCCTTCACATCAAACTTGAGCCTGTCATTGCTTAAGTCTAGTAGTATGCCTTCAACATCCCAGTGTTCAAACATGTCTTGATCCTGGGTAGCCATCACAAAGTCTTTTAGATATGTTGTGGCAAATTTGTTTTCGGCGATTCGGCCGCGCGTGAAGTCATTCATGATGCGTTTACTATGCGATCGCATTGCGTTTGCATTGCCATTGCATCAATCAACTCACGCTGTAAGTATAGCACGTTAATCAAGACTATGCCAGTAGTTATCGAAGTCTTCAAGGCCTTGTTTACGTAACAAGTACTCTTCAGTTTGAGTCATTGGAGGATCAAACGTCTGACTAGCAGTGTCCAATTGACCATCCTCTTCCCAGTGATTCTCCCCGCAACAACCACTTTTATCGTTGCGAGGCTCTTTGCAATAAATACATATCCAGCTCATTCTGCACCTCCTGCTTTTAAGATTTTGTCGGCAGCTGAAAATATTCTCTTAGCTGACTTGTCGTCAATCGTTTGGCCATCTAACCAGTGTTGGATGTATCCGCGTGATTCAACCTCGCCTGGTAAACCTAACAACTGACATAAAATGTAAGCCACTGACTCAGCCTCAACCTCTTTGATGTCTTTAGGTGTGTGCTCTGAATCTGAAAGCTCATGCTCTAATGTGTGTCCCAACGTGACGTGCGCGAGTTCGTGAAAAAGTGTCTTATGAGGAAGCACAGCAATATCACTGACAGCAACACTGCGCCCACGCGCAAAACCCTGGCAGTTACCGTCCGCTTTGTCAAAGGGGATCTGAGTAATATCCAAAGATTTAAGAGCTCGTTCTTTATTCCATACAGCAGACTTAACTTCCGCAACATATTCTTCTCCTTCAGTTTGTGATAAGAAAAACCATGCTTTCTTAGGTAAGAATAAGCGTTTTTGTTTGCCAGTCTTGTTACCGTTGGCATCCTTCTCATCAATGATTACTGGTAATGTTAAATAGATAGCCTCTGAACCTTTTTTAACTTGGCGGCCAAGAGATTGCCATTGCTTATAAGTAGCAATAGGTCCAAGGTCTAAGTCATGTTCGAGGGATTGTAGCCATGCCCATAATTGATTGCCTAGGCTGTAATTATGGAATCGGCTGTAGCATTTACTTAAAACACCTGGTTTATTCACGGCATCTTGTAGTAATTGTGTGTAGGGTACTGCTATTCTTGCTGTTGTCATGTCGTTCTCCTTATTCGTTTATATTCGTATCCGATCAATTGATCGTAGGTATAAGATTAAACTTAAAGTTAAAGCGTGTCAACACTTTTTTCAATAAATTTTTGTTTATCTTCTTGATCATATCCTGTAGCCTCAAGAGTCTTAACAACTAAATCTTTGCCATTTCTGCTAATTTCATACTTGTAAGACAAGTCACCATGCCTATCAGGTCCGTGGGTTAGGTATACATCGCCACCTGCTTCATTCTTATTGGCCTTGATAAACGCGGCCGCAAACTCTGAGGCATCAAACCTTGGTAGATCCCAGGCAAACTTCTTGGCTTCTTTGATAAAGCCATGAGCTCCCTCTGGATAACCATCATAATGCTTGTAAACGCTAAACTTACTATCTTCATCTATAAATGTATATACGGCTCTTGTACTCAATGTCATTCTCCTTAATTAAAATGGGCCTTCGCAAATACCGTCATCGATAAGTGCTTGAGCTGTGCGGCCATACCATCCTTGGAGACTCCAAGCTAGGCCAGTGTTGATAAGATATTGCCATGCTGAAATGATCGTGTCTTCATCGTGCTCGATACCATCAAATCCTTCTACTGCTGCTGATGCGTCATACGGTGTCCATGTTGTCATGTTATTCTCCTTGAAAGAAGTGACCGCTTATGCGGCCACCTTTGGTATTTCGATAAAGTTAAGAGAGCTTTCTTTGTATCCACAAGCTTTTAGTAAAGCTTTTTTAGCACCCTCTAAAGTTTTAAAATTGCCTTTGCCTCTGCGTTGTTTGCCCGCACCTTGACAAACCCAGTTCCATGTATATGCAATACTGCTGTTTCTTTTGCCTGTAATGACATCATATTCAGTTTCAATAATTGCATAAGGAAAAATTGCTCCTACTTTAAAATCGTTTGATTTTGTAGAAATTTTTATTGTTGATCTATTATCTGTTGTCATCTTATTCTCCTTTGATTGGTTTAACGTTGATTGAGATTACTGCTGTAGTTTTGCTATACTTAGCTATTAATGCAGCTGGTACTTCTAGCTCTGTTAATAGCGCTTTGTTATCTACAATAGTTCTTTGTGAAAGCTTAACGTCGCTGGTATAGTATTCACCTACTTGAACACCTTCACCTTGATTTTTAAGCTCATCTTTGTATGCAGCTTCTTGTTCTTGAAGTGCCTTGATCTCTTCTTGTAATTGGCCTAAACGGTCAACTAATGAAAGGGCTTGTTGAATTGTTGTTGTCATTTTACTTCTCCTTATTCGTTTAAATTAGTATTGGTAATGCTGTAACTAAATATTAGAGTAGTATTTAAACCATGTCAACAACTATTTTCAGTTATTTTTAAATTATTTTTAGGATAAGTTGGCACGGTTTTTGCCTGCAAAATGACATATATGACAGTTTATGGGTAAAACCCTTGTGGCTGTAGGCAATAAGCAATAAAAAAGGGAGCCAAAGCTCCCCTAGTGTGTATCGTGTGTATTACTTGTTCATTACGTACATTGTTACTTCAAAGCCAAAACGCATTTCTGTTGCTGATGGGGTTGTCCACATATTGTTCTCCTTAGTAGATCAATTGTTCTAAAAATTGCTACACAAACGCCAAAATTGAAGTTTGTATTGCATATTTTGCGCTTTTTGCTAAACAAAACCATCAAGAAAATCATTAATATCTGGCGTAGGTAGCTTGATTGTAAAGTTTCTCTTTTAAACCTTCCAAAGCATCATCGGTAAATGCTTCTGGGTGGGTCAACATAATAGACTCAATGACTTTATCTAATCTATTCCAATGAGATCGCTTTTCACTTGGCGTGTATTTATCAAACACTTGACGTGACGCATTAAGCGCTACCTCTCTTAATTGTTGACGTTCTTTTGCTGTAAGTAAAATCATTTAATTTCTCCTTTGTTGATGCGTTCCTGTTGAAGTTCTTTATAATCAGTATTTAATTCACATCCTAAGTATTGTCTACTTAACTCTAAAGCAACTTGAGCTGTAGTTCCTGAACCCATAAACGGATCTAATACTGTGCCAGCTATAGTTTCTTGTGTGTTGCATTTACATTGTTTTATGAGACCGCCATCCAAATAATTATTTGCGCATTTCAATCCACTCTTATAAAAGATTTTAGTCATAGCCTGATCATATTTTTCATCTAACAATAATAATTGTTTAAGCTTGATCCAGTCTTCTTTAGATGGGTAGCTTCCCCCTTTTTCAAACCAATGGTGTGGAGCTTGCGTTCCAAAATGTTCTTCAATTTGATCAATAGTAAACTCTTGCATGTGCCTATTAAATTGTAAGTAATCTCGCAATTCATTATGATCAGGAAGCTTTCTATATTCTACAACCTGATTTCTAAATTCTGCATCAAGCACAGCATATGGTTTACGTTCCTTATCGGTTTCCATAATGTTCTTACGGATTTCTTCGACCTCTTCTAAAGTAAGATTTTTTTCTACAATCTTTTCTCTTTTGTATGGTGTTCTGCATTCAACACATATTTTTTCAGGTGCGCCAGCTTTGATGCATGGTTCAATCAAATCTTTTGGAAAAGTAGCAAAGTGTGCGCCTTTGTATGGTTTAGTGTTAACAGTCCATACAGATCTCTTATTGCGCATACCATCGTAAACTTTGTATTCAGGAGGCCTTGCATTTACTCCAGCCTGACCTTGTCTGTCTACACTTCCCTTAGCTCCCTTGGTGCCAGCTGGTATAACACCAGGTTCTTTCATAGCCAAATGATCAAAATAATATTTAGGTGATTTAGTAAACAAGAAAATATACTCATGAGCTTTAGTGCATCTATCTTGCACGGATTCGGGCATTGGATTTGGTTTATGCCAAATAATGTCTTGTCTGAGCGTCCATCCAAAATCTTGTAAGGCAAATGCTACGCGCCAAGGAATACCAATTAAATCTTTTTCTTTTAAGCCTTCTTGCTTATTGCCGCGCCTTGCACATGCGTTTGGTAAATCTTGTTTTGAATTAGATACAGTCTGTTTATTTAATGCTTGCCCTTTGCCTGGTCTATAATTGTAGTAACTATCTCCAAGGTTAAGCCACACAGTTCCATCATCTGAAAGAATGTCCCACACGTGAGCAAATACATCTACCATGTTAGCAACATAATCACCAACAGTTTGTTCTAATCCTATTTGTCCGTCATGACCGTAATCACGCAATCCGTAGTAAGGTGGAGATGTCACACACGTTTGAACTTTAACTCCCTCATCTTTCCATTGTTTCATTATCTCGCGGCAATCGCCAAATTCAATTTTATTCATTTAATTATTTTCTCCAATTCGTTTGCTGCGCTATCTTCAATCGTACTATTAATCATGCGATCAATCGCCTTGTTAAGATCATAATCGTATGTCTTCCAATCTCTATCTACTTCAGTATTTAAAACTTTAATGCGTCTTACTGGGGCCCATCCTATAACTAACACAGACCATTTATCTTTTCGGCTGCACTCAATTGCAATGTTACGATAATGATTAATTAGTATTCGTGCCACTCAGTAGTCCTCTGGTATCTTCCAATAGAGCGGCTTCATCATACCCGTAGCACTTAACAAAACCCTTGGTTCCCAAACCGTGCACTCCCGTGTTACCTCTGTGGTGTTCGACGCAAAGAGGAATTGCTTCTTTGTGGGATGCGCGAAGTGCGAGCCCAACACCTTTACGTGGGTGGTGGATTTCCGCAGGTGTTCCTGGATAACCCATGCGTCTGCATACAGCGCAACCAAGCTCAGCAACAGCAGCCAAGTGTTTCTTTTCATCTTTAGTCATTTCTTAAAATTTGTATATGTGCGTAAATATTTTCTGTACGCTAAAACAAATTCAGTTGCAAAAACACAAGCAAGTGCGACCCACCACCAATAAGATGCGCCCATTTTGTAAAACAAAAAGATTGTTAATAGTTCACTCATAGTTAATCCTCACATACACCATTGCGACATGCACGTGCAATGATTTCTTGTTCAATGTTTTCTAATGCGTCTTTGGCCTCGTCGGTTTCTGATGATTCATGCATCAGTTTAGTAATTAAATTTTCTATTCTTTCCAATCTATATTTAATTTCATCCAACTCAGTCATTATTTAATTCCTCTCATAATTCTTTGTTTGCGATACGTTGCAAGTAAAATTCTCATAATAAAAAACATAAACACTAATAACACTCGATTAATATCCCAATCAAGATCAGTCCATGTGTGGCCAAGTACTGTGTAGCAAAATGCATCGCTGATACCTACCCAGACTGGAATGACTAGCAATAGCAAGAAAATCATTTCAATCCATTCTTTTAATGTGTAGTGCTTTCTCATATAGTTACCCTTCCCTCCGCTCTTAAGTTTGATTGTTCTGTACGCCATACATCAACTACAATTTTAGCAATATCAAAAAAGTGTCTAAGTTTTTCATACTCTTCTCCAGCAATTGCTTCAGCTTCTAAATGGGCCAAGTAATCTGGATGTGATAGTGCCTCACGCTCTTGTGCGCCTATTGAATTCTCTAAACTTTGTTTCATAAGAATAGATTTCAAAGATTTCTTAAACTCTTCTAGCTGAGTTAATTTTCTTTTTGCGGCTGATATGTTTGGCACGTTCGCCATCATCCATTCAACTGCCTTGTGTGGATCTCTACCTTGATATGCTATTGTCATTTTATCTCCTCTACTTTTACTTTAATTTTTCCGCCTTTTTCATCTGCCCAATAAATTCGTAAATCAACTATTAAATGATCGTCTACATAAACACCAGCATGCGTTAATGCATCCAATGGCGCCTTAAGTAAATTATCTAAGTCTCTTCTTCGTTCATCTGGGCGCCAGGCTTCTATCGTCATCTTAACTTTACCTTGATAATGCTTAGCGCCTTTTTGAATTAATACTTGATCTGCTACTGCCTGTCTATACTCGCGGCCTTTTTTACTTATCAACATGCGACCATTAAAGTTACGCCAATAAGTATTGACTGACGGAGGAAAAGGTAGGTCAAGTTCAATCATGTACTTCAATCTTTGGCTTGCGTCTAAGAATGATGTCGGCAAGTTCAGGGCCTTTCATCTCAGGATTGTCAGTACAAATCTTTCCACATGCTTCACGTTCTTTAATAATTGCCTCATCAACAACAGCCAAGAAGTCTTCAAAAGATTTAGACATCTCTTCATTGTGTTCTGCAACCGAAATAAAGTCAGGGTTATGTGGAATTGTTTTACCTAAAAATACATCTGCAAAATTACTTTTCTTTTCTTCAGCCATTACTATCTCCTATACCATGTTTACGTTCAATTGCTCTTGCAAAATGCAATGGGTACATTGGATCATGAAGATTTAAATCCTCAACCAACTCCCATACATCATCTTCAGGCAATGGTTTATTTTTATATAATTCTATTTCTTTTTTTAATGTTTCAAGCACGTTCATTGCGTATCCTGCAATTGCATCGTTCTCATGACTTTCATCATCTGGAACATAAATTTCGCAAATAGCATCAAGCGCATTCATGCTTTCTTTTAATTTTTGCATTAATTGTTCACTCATACCACTCACCCTTCCTTCCTCGGTTGCCTTTATTCCATTGGTTCATTACATCCTCCGTTAATTTAGAATTTTTATGATTGGCATCCCATCTGCCCATAAACTCGTATGCCGTGTCTCTATTTGCAATGCGCTTCTTAATAACGTCTCGAACCAAACATTGATAGAGGAATTCCTTGCTGCAATTACCTTTGTCAATCAAAATGCACCTGCGGTGTCAAACGCCATAGGCACTCCATTTTCATCTTCAATAAATTGTTGACTATCTTTGTGATAGTAAAGACCATACCAATCTTCTGTTTCACCATTACGTTGCTTTTCACACATAAGGTGTGCATCAGGGGCTTGCACTACAGCTTCGCCTTGTCTAATCTTTCGCTCCTTAGCTTTGTTTCTGTGCATAAGTAAAACATTGTCCACTTGATCTGCAATAGCGCCAGTCCCTTTAACATCGTTTTTGTTTGGTTTAATTTCCTCACTTGCAAGCTTTCTAATGTGATGTATTAAATGTATGTGAACATTATGGTCTCGGGCTAATGCCGTCAATTCATCAACAAAAGCTTTCTGGGCGTTGTAATCATCTTCACCTGATACGCACTTCATAAGCGAATCAATAAATATATGTGTAATACCTAATTCAACAGCACAATACCTAGCAACTGAAATAACCTGCTTAGAATTAGTTGTACCTTGTTGATCGTATAACCAAAGCTTGCTAGTAGAAAATGTTTTTAATCTATCGTAAAAGCTTGTGATCAACGCAGCTCTATCTTTAATAAATGGATTTTCTAAATCTTGTCCACTAAATTGCCTTGTCATTCGCATGATTGTTCTTTTTGGTTTCATCTCAAAAGACATAATGCAAACCTTTTGATCTTGTTTAATTAAACCTAATGCAATCTGACCAGTAATCAAACTTTTACCGCTGCCGTTTGTGCCAGCATACAAAGTAACCTCACCTGGTCTAAAATTAAACTCATTAATAGTCTTTGACCATGGCATAGTGCACTTAGGAACCACAATTGGATTAGTGATGTCTTCCTTAAGCTCATCAATAAAAACACTAACATCTTTTACTTTCATGTTAGCTTCGGTAAGTTTTAGATAATGCTCAAAATCTATTTCACTTGGTTGTAATAGTTCCACTTAATAATCCTTTGTTATCTAAAATTTGTACTTCGTCATCTTCCATCTGAAACATTAACAACACTCTTTCAGGTAAACACTTAGTAATCTTTTCGTAAACATTTAACAGCCTATTTGAATTATCGCCTCGGATAAAAATAGTTAGGCCATAAGCAAACCTAAAATCAATAGACTCAATGTTGTCTTTAGTTTCAATAAGAATTGCGGGGTAGTCCATTGTGTCAGAGTACTTGTGCCATTCCTTTTCATAATGCGGATCATCGTCATCACCAACCCATATATCAATTGCCTCTGGCTTGTGGCCATCTTTTCTAATCTCAAATAACTTATCTATACCAATCATTTTTTCCAATACTCCTTAGGTTTTTGCGGCTCAAGCTTAATAAGCCATTCGGCTTTAAATCCAATCCAATTATTCTCAACGCATATAGTCAAGGCATCATTTAAAGTCTTGTTGGCCTTTTTAGCCTCGCGCTCAATTGCTTTTAGGGCTATGTCCGTTATAGGAAGTCTTTTGGCTTTGCGAAGCTTAAGGTAGTCTTTCCATACAGACACATCTACACCTTCAGGTGTATGTGTATTAGTTATTGAGTTATTGAGTTCTTTAGTTATTGAGTTAGCATTGCCATCGCATTGCGTTCGCATTGCGTTCGCATTCTTTTCTTTTTCCCACTTTACTTTAGCCGACTGACTAGCCTTGTAAGACTTCTCTTGATACTTTTCAATCTCAACATCGCAGCGCTTATGGATAAAGCCAGCATCGGTCTTAGTGAAAAAGTCATCCAGTATATTTCTGATAGCTTGTTTTTCAATCTCATCCTTAACTCCTAAAAATCTAAAAAGTTTCTCGTCCTCTAAAGGCAAAGGCTCTTCAAGCAAGTAATACCTTGACAATGCTTTTATGTAAGCACCGTGCTCGGTCAAACTTAAATGATCCGTGTCTTTTTTGTAGTCACCAATGTTGAACCTGAACCAATGCATGTTTACTTTCTCCTAAAAATATCAGGTCGTAGCATCTCTGCCTTTACCTTATTTTTGGTGTACTCTTCAATCCTTAAACATAATTGTGGACTAGGCTTTTTACTTCCATTCAAAATTAATGATAACCAAGTCTGCGTAATACCAAGGCTTTCACACATTTCTTTCTTTGCACCTATATGTAAATTATAAAAAAAATCATTCAGTGTCATGATTGCTCCTTTTCTGTAACACAAGTGCATATTATCCAATATTAAAAAATATTGCAACAATTAATTAAAATATGTTATAGTGCTTTCACTTAAATAACTTTTAAGGATTACGAATGAAAACAAATTATAGAAAAGTGCCACCTTATATGACAAAAGCTGGAGTACAGATAGGACTACTTTACCAGGAGCCATTCGAGGCCCGTATGGATGAAGATGGTTTTGCTTTACAAAGAGCTTTGCTTTCACAAAAACATAAAAATGTCAATAACCCATACATAACAATTGATCTTGTGATTGTGGCAGTATGCGTTGTGACATTGATTGGTTTAATCATAGGAGGTTTTTATGGCTTCATATGAAGATGACTGGCAACAAGCAGAACAACATCAAGATATGTTAAATCGACATCAAAGGCTGATAGAAGCTTTTTGTCGAGCTATGAGTGGCATTGCAACACCTGACGATTGGAATCATATTCGATATGAGTCTGGACTGTCTGATGGTGAATTTAGAACAGTTACATTTAATACTAATTTAGGAGAAACAAATGAGCTTAATCGTTAAAGCAGGTAGTGAATCAAATTTTATCCCCGTGCCATCTGGCATGCATCTTGCTAGATGTACAAAAATTATTGATTTAGGTACACAAAAATCAGAGTACATGGGTACAGTAAAACATCTTAAAAAACTTATGGTGCAATTTGAAGTACACGGCGAAGATGCAGAAGGCAATCCAACCGTTACAACAAAAGGCGATCCAATGATTATTTCTAAAAGTTATACTGCATCGCTTGCTGATAAAGCATCATTACGTAGAGATTTAGAAACTTGGAGAGGTAAACCATTTACGCCACAAGAAAAAGATGGTTTTGAATTAAAAAATGTTTTAGGCCAATGGGCTATGATTACCGTAGGTCAATCAGAAAATAATGGTAGAACATATACAAACATTCTTAATGTTAATCCAGTACCTGCCAATATTAAAAAAGTTGGTTTGCCAGAAGGTAAAAATGAATTAAAGATTTTTGATATTAGCGATCCTGATATGGCACTTTTTGAATCATTTTCAGATGGTTTAAAATCTAAAATTAAATTATCGCCTGAGTGGGAAAGATTACACGGGTCACCTGATACTGGATCAGATTCACTAGTTGCAGCTTTTGATGATATGGATAGCGATATTCCATTTTAATCATGGAAAATATTGCAGAAAACGCAAACGATCCATTACCATTTAAGTTAGCAACTACAAAATTTTGCTCTAAATGCAAAAATGAAACAGCACATAGCGAGTTTTATAAAAACGCTTTTACTAGAGATGGTTTGGATAGTTATTGTAAACCATGCAAAGCCACATACTATCAAGAACGAAAAGAGGGTAAGAAATTGCTCTCTTTTAAACAAGTGGCTCCACATAAAAAGTTTTGGCTTGCAGAAAATAAACTTAAAAAAATAGCTCATCAAAAAGTTGGATATGCTATTCAAAAAGGTGAATTAATTAGGCGGCCATGCGAACGTTGTGGTACTACAAAAAATGTTGTAGCACATCATGAAGATTATAATAAGCCTTTAGAAGTTGTATGGCTATGTAAACATCATCATATGGAAAGGCATGCTGAATTGGATAGAGAAGACAAACCAAAACCTGACATGATCAATCACCCGCCTCACTACACCCAAGGTGGTATTGAGATGCTTGACTACATTAAGGCTAAATTCCCGCCCGAGCAATACATAGGATTTTTGCGCGGCAATATTGAAAAATATAATACGCGTATTGGTCTTAAAGATGACTCAGTCCAGGAAGCTGCAAAGATAGAATTTTACGCTAAAGAACTACATCGATTTTTAAGAGAGGGATAGTATGACTGAGCCAAGTAAAAGTTTGTTTTATGTATCAGAACAGCCAAAGATTAGGGCATCAGAATCTAATCACTGGTACACCAGGGATGGTATACCACAGTATACAGTTGTAGGTAAGAATGGAAATGAACGCAATACTACCCTAAGAGACGCTAGGACTATGGATTTAGTTCCATCAGTTACGACTATTTTAGGCGTTGCGGCAAAACCTGCATTGGTAGCTTGGATGCAAACCCAAGTTTTAATGACTGCCCTTACTTCTACAAAACGAGAAGGGGAAGCTGAAAAAGATTATATTGATAGAATTATCTATGATTCTAAACAACAGGGTCGAGATGCTGCCAATAAAGGTACTGATATCCATGCCGCTATAGAATCGTTTTTTGAGGGCCGATATCATAAAGATTACCCAGAACATGTCCAAGGATGCGTTCGTGCGTTAGAAGCTCATTATGGAAGGATTGGATGGGTTGCTGAGCGTTCTTTTGGTCATGAGCTAGGTTTTGCTGGAAAATGTGACCTTCATGCACCAAATGAGGTCATAGACGGTGGAATTGTAGTTGATGTTAAGACAAAAGATTTTGAAGATGACAAAGATGTGATAGGATATGATGAACACCTCATGCAATTATCTGCATACAGAGTAGGGCTTGGTATACCCAACGCTCGTTGCTCTAACATTTTTGTATCCCGCACAAAGCCTGGTCTGTGCAAAATTATTGAATGGTCTGAAGAAGACTTGCAACGCGGCTGGGAAATGTTTGTAAACCTTTTAAAGTTTTGGCAACTTAAAAACAAATATAAGTGAGATTAATATGAACGAAGACTTAATTAAACAAATATTTTTTTATTGTAAGAATAATGATCCTAATGGCTTATACACCGATCCTACGGATGAGTCATTAGACATACTTGAGTTTGCTCGCAAAATTGAAGCAGTATTATCTATTCAAGTTCGCGATGCAGAACATGCACGATTGGTTGAGATAGCACGATCTCTCAATCCTAACGTAGCACGCGTGTTGGAGGAGAAAAAGCTCTAACGCAAAGAGTAACATTTGGTAAGGAGGTAACATTGATAGACCAAATAGCGGCATTAACATGCTTGGCACAGGCAGCCTTTATGGAAGCCCGTGGCGAGCCAAAAGCAGGTCAAACAGCAGTGATGATGGTGTTGTATCGAAGGGCTGAATTTAAACCCGAAAGAATTTGTTTAGAAATGGCAAGGCCTTATCAGTTTTCATGGTATGGCAAGATTAAGCCACCTGAACGAAGCGCTGCGGAATTGCGACCGTTCTTAAACATGGCACAACAAGTGCTAAACTTTAAAATCAAAGACACATCGAAAGGAGCTTATTACTTTCATGAAATCTCACTCAAGCCCAAACCCCTCTGGGCAAAACAAAAGCCAGTCAAAGTCGTCATCAATAATCATATCTTCTACTGAACCTGTAGCTTGGTTATGGGAACGCCGTGATGAT